AAAACATGAACCTTTTAGATGAGGAGTGGTTGAATATTATAAATAAATTGAATACACTTCGTTTACGATTATCTCTTGAAGAAGAAAAGTTGATTAAAGAAATCGTAAACAGATATTAATATGAGTAAAAAAGTATTGAAAGAACAACACCCATGGGCGAATATCAACTTTATTGATATTCTCTCGTTGATTGACCCATCAGGGACCAATAAGTTCTTGCCTTTGATGGCTAAACATCTTAAGGTTGAATTAGAAGAGCGAAATAAAAAATATCTTGACGACCGAAACTATATCATACAGGAAATTACATCAAATACCGGAATGAAACCATCTGATTTTGAGAAGTATGAAACGTACACTTTAGAAAGGATTAATAACCTTATGGATACCTTCGGTAGAGATAATGTTTCTTTATTGTATGAATTTAACGAACATTTGAACTGTAATAGAATTGATAAAAATGACGTGTCTCAGTACAAATCATTCGATGAGATTCGTGAGGTGGTTAAAATCGCATCATTCAAACAGGCACAGAAAGAATTGAAAAGTTCAACACACGTGGTGTTTGAGGATGAACATTGGTTGATGATTAAACCATTAACTTTTGAATCTTCAAGAAAGTACGGTTCATCAACAAAGTGGTGTACCACTATGGAGAACAATAAGGACTACTTCTACAACTACAGTAGTAATGGTGTTTTGGTCTACATATTCAATAAGGTTACTAACATAAAAACGGCCGCACACATCCGATTACAAGAAAAAGGTCGTTACGATAACCCTGTCAAGTTATACAACGAGCAAGATGTGGAAACGGACTCTTACGTTCTTCAACTACCCAAACAGGTGATGGAGACCTTAATGGAGGAATACAGAAAAAGTATTACCAACGAAAACTTCATTAAGGAGAACTATCCGAAGATTTACGAAAGTGAGTGGAAAAACAGAGATGAAGAAAAGGTCAATCAAATGGTTGAAGAAGTTGCAATGCCCATGCCGGGACCCGCAATGGGTGAAGAACACCCTGATGAAGAACCGATGATGGTTACAGAAGAAGAAGGAAATGTGGTTAATATGAGAAATCAAACTATTGAGGTCGGCGGAGGTAACCTAATAAGTTTTAATAATGAAGGATTTGCTCAACTTCAAGCAGGATTAAGTATCAATGGAACTGTAACATTAGACGATGAAGCCACCGAAAGTATAAGAGAACAACTTTTTCAAGGTCAGAATGATGTTGAAGATATCATCAAAAAAGTAAATGAATACACCAAAACTAGTAGACTCAAAAACCTATGGAGAAAGTGGTTCGGACCGAAGGTTGTTGTGGTTGGTGTTCCTGAAGGGACGATGCCATACGAAAGATGGGATGAGTTGGGTGAAAAACTTAACAACCACACAGAAGGAAATTATAAGTTCATTGTGATATGGACCTATGGTACCAAACAAATGACCTTCACCACACTCTAAAAATAAAACCCTACCAAATCGGTGGGGTTTTTATTTACTTTACATATTAATAATGGATATTGTCTTTATGGAAAAAACAAAAGTATCATACAGACGACATTTATTAAAAACATTAACATGGAGAATTGTGGGTACCATCGATACCATGTTATTGGGATGGTTGGTCTCTGGTGACCCTATGGTGGGTGTAACTATCGGTTCTTTTGAAGTTGTGACCAAAATGATATTATATTTTATACATGAAAGAATATGGTATAAAGTTGATTTTGGAGTAAAAAGAAATAAGAAAAAATAGAAAACTTAGTCTGTTAATATATTTATTACATATAAATGTTGATTAATGGATTGGGTTAAAATAGTTGAGGTCTTAATTACATCTGTCACTTCAATAGTGGTAGCATTAGTTACTGCGGGTTACTTTAAACAAATGAAGGACAGAAAAGAAAAAGTTAAGTCCAAAGAAAAACTTATAGAACAGATACAAAGAGATGAAATCGTGCATCTTGCAATAAGAGATGTAAGACGTAGATATAACGCAGATAGAGTATATATTTGGCAGTTCCATAATGGTGGTTCATTTTATACCACCTCACCTATGCAAAGGTTGTCCATCACATATGAAAGATGTTCAGATGGTTTGGAACGAAAAGCAGATAAAAATCAAAACCACTTAATTGCCAATTTCTCATCTTACATAAAGGATGTTATGGATGGTACAATGTTTTATCCTGACATTAACGATATTGATGATATTGGTTTTAGGTCTTTATCACAATCAAGTGGAGTTAAGTCACACTGCGCAGCACCAATATACGATAAAGAACAACATCTGGTAGCCTTACTTTGTTTAGACTGGGTTTTTAGTGAAATACCATTAGAACATCTTAAAAAAGATGGTAAATTTACTCAAGACTTTATTGAGGAGTTCAGTACAGATGCTGATACATTAGACAAATACTTATAATATGTTTAGAAAGTGTACAGAACTATGTCGAAAGTTTCAGAAAATTATTTTAACCGTTCTAGGTTTATCTGCACTTTCAATCGTAGATACGTTTAAAGGTTATATTTTAAGTCATTGTGGGTACAATTATGAATTCTGGATTACAGAAGCCGTCTCTTTACTTATTTCAATTACTTTACTATTTTACCTATGGAATATAATCCATGAAGGTAAATGCGTAACAGTAAAAAAAGGAGTAAGTAAAAAATGAAATTCACAATAGATTTAGAAAACAAGAAAATATTAATTCACGACTCTTTCACAAGAAAAGAATTAGACCAATTATTCTCATTACTTAATATTGAGAATATGGATGAATTTGTTATTGACAAATATAATGAACCGACAATAACATATCCAAATGTTCCTAACATTCCTAATCAACCGATTAATCCTTATTATCCTGATTGGAGTGTACCTATTCAACCATATATCACCTACACTACAGGTACTGGTACTTTAAATGTTGATAATAATAATAGTAGTACCACTCTAACAAATACAGGTCAAGTTTTATGTAATGAAGACGTGTAATTCGTTTTTAGGTTATATTTATTGACATGGAAGAAATGTCACCGATGTTTAAATTTTTTAGTACTCTTAAACCAGATAACAGGATTGTTGAACTATATACGACTATCAGAACTTGGTTACAGAGGGAAGGTCATACAACTGAATCTGCTAAAAGAATCAGTGGTGGCCCAGCTGAAATATGGGATGCAAGACATAGAATGGTTGCCGAAATAGAAAAACTAAAAAAAGATTTATATAACTACGGTATATTTGACCAATCCGAGTTCAATAATTATATTGAAAAAAGACTGAAAGAAGTTGATAAAAAATTTCCATTAATAGATGAATTAGATGATTAAGTTTTTAAAGAAATTATTTGGTAAAAAAGAAGAGAATAAACCTGTTGAGGTTAAACAGGAAAGACAAGAGGTTTTTGAAAAACAACCAGAATTTATACCTGAGGGTCCCGAAGAAATATACTTAGTAAATCAGGGATTTAAATTTTCATTTGATAATCTCGTAAAAGAGAAATCTGACTCATCAATAACTTATAACTTAGAAAAGAAAACAATGACCATAAATAAAGATGGTGGTACAATTGTTTTAATGACAGGTGGTAAGAAAGATAAGATTGAAAGATTTTACAAAAAATACTTTATTTAATTGTCACATTGTTTGGTAACCTATCATCGATATAAAACCTGTGTTTACTATCATTAAGATTTTTAACGGACTCTACAATATAATGTCCTTTTAGGTCATAATAATCTCCGTATTCATATTCAAAATCATTAAATTCCATATCTTCGGTATCACCAGCAGTACTTAATAAAAATACTGAACCCTTATCGTTATCTAAAATATCGTAAAGTTCATCAGTTAATTCACCACTGTTTCTCATTTTTTCTAATTCCATTGCAGTATTAGGATTACCTATTACCCACTTTTCCTCATTAAAGAAAACATAATCATCGTCTGATTCAACTACTTTGTCACCACCACAGGCTTCACAATAAGTCTCACCATCTGTGTCACATGTATCACAGGGAGCATAACCAGTACCGTCACAGTCAGGACATTTACTTCCATCAGCATATATTTCACCTGTACCATCACAATATTCACAACTAGCATCTCTTTCACCATCACAATTAGAACAAATAACATAACCTGAACTATCACAAACTTCGCAAGGCACTTCTTTCTTTTCTAAATCACCTACTTCCTTTACCTGTAAAAAATAAAGGTCGTTCTTACTTTTCCATTCAGCAGATACATAATCGTCACCTTCAAAGATAAAAAATACCATATAACCAATTTGTAAGATTTCTTTTGGTTCGAAGTTAGATGTTAATAACATATTTAATGCAGGTAATGATAACATCTTATTAACGATATAACTTATACCAGGACTTGCGTCGGTATTTTTTGATTTTTTAATAAAATCAAATACTAATTTACCTACCTTACTAATTTCCATTATTTTTACTTTTATTATAAATACTGTGATATTTATTTAAAAAGACAAAAAAATGTCAGATATTCAAAGAATAAGGAGTTTAATGATGATAAGTGAACAGGAACAAAAACCTGTTACTGCACCACTTAACGTTAAAGGTTTAGTCTTACTTCTACAACACGTTCATAAAATAGAACCAGAATGGATTGAAAGTGTTGGAAGTTATGAAGATGTGAATTTTTCAAAATCAAATTATTACCCAAATAAATTAGGTGAAGAAATAGAAAAACACTCCAGATTATTTGCTCTACCAACTAAAATGAGTGCAGATGAATTTGATTTCATATCTGCATTCATATTAGAAAACAAAGATAAAATAATAGAAGGTATTAAAGATTCTTCAGAATATATTATACCAAAACAAAAAACATTCCTTATCACAGGTGAAGAATGTTATACTGGTAGAAAATGTGATATCTTTGAATTAAAAGAAACTGCATATAACGAAGAATACCTTAAAGAAATCATAACTAGTATTGAAATTATGGTTTCTGATGGTAAATATATAAGAGAAGAGTGGGGCGATACTTGGGATATGGAACAAGAAGTTTTGGAAATTAAAGAGATTACATCTGAAAATGAAAATGTAAATGAACAAGTCGACTTAGGTAATTTTCAAGCACCATTCACATCAGAAGATTTTGTCAACTATGTTAATTCAGAATTTGATATTGAAATGTTAGAAATCATGCAAAGTGTAATCCAAAAAAGAGTGAACTTTCTTAAGAGGATGGTTGACATGGGTAATAGGACAGAAATAAAAGGATTCAGAAGATTTGATTAAATAAAAAAGGGAGTCGGTAGCGAACCTCTCCCTTCAATCGCTCATAACTGAACGGTCCTAGTCCTCTACTGAGGAAGTTTCATTATACTTACATTCACAGTTCGTACAAGTACAACCTTCTGTAAGACATTTTTCTTGGTCACATGTGCAATTACTACAACTCATATTATTTGTTATTTAAAAATTTATCAATCTGTTCTTGGTTTGGAAATCCCAATAAAGCATTACAATCTTCACAATAAAGTCTCATACTATTTTTACCTTCTTCAAATTTTACTTTTTGATTTTTATGTAGACAATTGTTTTGAATTTCCAACTTTTCTTTTTCCAATTCTTTTATTTGTTTTTCAATGTTGTTAATGTTATTTTCATTTTCCATTTTCCTTTTTTTAGTTTTTTATGGGAACTACACAAATTCAAAAACAGTATTTACGTCTTGTCCTTTGAAGTAGTCGTCAATGGATTTTTTAAATTTAGGTAATGATTGAATAAAATCAAACATCTCTTTAAATTCTCCATTAACTCCCGTTGCGACCATTTTGGATAATAATAGATTTTCCATCGATGATGCAAACATAGGTAACATGTTGTTACTTATGAGTAATTCTTTTTTTAAGGATTCGGGTATCTTAAACTTATAAACGTGGTATAAGTAACCGCTGTCGGTCATTTCTGGCTCCACAGTGTAATCATAAAACTCTTTAGGTATCTTGGGTCCAAGAACCTTAAAAAAGTCTCTTAAAAGTTCTGTTGCAACTTGGTTACTCATATAGATAAATATATTCTACCTTATATTTATCATATATGGTGAATGAATCAACAATAGAATTACTCTTTAATTTCATGAATAAGGTAAGACGTGAATACATGGGAATGTCCTTACGTTATGAATATGATTCAACATACCCAACAGTTAGAGTTACATTAATTGCCGATGGTAAATTTCCTTTTCCAATTATGACATTTGAAATGTTTCAAAATTTATTCTTTTCATTTTTATATGAGGATATAAAATATTTTGGATTAAATTATTCTGATTTTAAACCATTTTTCAGACACGTAATTTTTAATGGTAAAAAAATTCCTACTAAAGGTATTATAGTTGATGATGAGTTATCTGATAGAATTAATGATTTTTATGATGAAGCCAAAAAAAGTACTACACTTACAGTTGGTTTAAATAACGGTACAAAGGTAGAATTATTAAATAATAAGATAATCACTTACGAAGAAGATGAAGGTGATATTTTATTCTTTACGTACACTTACACACCCAGCTTAATTAAGATGAATGGTATACCAATGACGGAAAAGAGTATTCAATATGCTATTGATAAGTTAAATATTGATAATGTTCAGGTAGATGAGGTTATGCATATTATATCTAACCTAATATATGAAGAAAGTTCAGATAGACGTTACGCTTATGGTGACGAAACTTATGAAAAGTTTTATAATATGATTAACAACTCAGGTTATTCGTATTCTTCCCGATTAACAAGACATGTTAGTTTATTTTTTACAATTTATTTGAGAAGTTACCAGGGAATTACCCTATATGGGACTTCTGATTACACAGAAAATGACGAAGTTGAGTTAATAGACTATATTTTAGGCTTTTTGGAGGGTCAAAAAGGAGATTTCCCTTATTAATCAACTTTTTTCCAAATTATGGGATTTTTTGACCCTACAAAGGTGTCCAAATCCTCATCATCATAAAAAAGTGTCTGTCCTTGAGAATTTTTAACGACAAAATCAACATATGGTACGTCTTTAAACGAAAAACCCAATAAATTAAGGTATTTTTTGTTAACATATGGAAAAATTACGTTATTTATGAATTGCCATGGGTCCAAACCTATGTAATTGCTAGCATATTCCATACAATCTGAAGGGTCGTCATCAATTCCACAAATTTCATTGGTATTTAGGACAATATTTACCTCCAAAATACCTGGTTCAATCATTTCAAACCCGTCATATGTGATTTTTTCGTTTTTTGGTATAAAATCTAACGAAATTTCCTTAATTTTTCCTTCCAACATTGAATGGTCAATAACCAAATTAGAAAATTTACCAAAATCAGTATATTTTTTAGGTAAATTTTTGTTAATAATATCAGTTATCGACTTAAGACTCATAAAATTACGTATTATCGAGGTAAAAATACCAAAATTTCACCATTAGTGAAACCCGCTTGTTCAAATTCAGGTACAAAATTCGTTGATAATGACTGAATTTGAGTGTTATTTAGTGGATTTCCGTCACTTGAGACATAAACATAAGTTTTAGTTGTCGACATTTGAGTATCGTAGGTATCTCCACTTACGTGTGTTATTACGAGGTCACTATCTTTTAGACCAGTAACGGTAAATGTGTTAGTATTACTATCATAACTACCAGGTAAAAGATTGTCAAATTTTGATGCCTGCGTTTCTAAAATTGATTGGAAAACGGCAATTCTACTATCAGTTGTATTCATAATTAATTATTTTATAGTAAAGGTTCAAAATAAGGTTCAAAATATGATACAATTATTGGTGGGTCCTGTGTATCCCTAAAATTATAAAGTGTAATTTCAAAACTTTGAGCCTCAATATAGGGTCCTATAGGTTCAATAAAAAACCCAACATGAGTGTACCCTTCAGGAACAACGACAAGTGTAATCTGAGTTAAGTATTTTGAAAAACCACTTTGAGGGTCGGTAGTAGTTTCTAATACCTTATACTCATAATTAATAGGAAATTCTTTAATATCTTGTTCATAACCTACATTATTAAAATCAATATAAAAAGGAGGTCTTAATTGAGAATTATAAATATCTATAATGATATCATCAGAACTTTCATATCCTGAAGCTTCCGAATTCTCACTAAGAAAAGTTCTCATTAATTCTCTTAACTGTACCGACTCTTTAAAACTTATATCAAAATTAACTGGTTTTAGTTGAATCCATCTGGTTATACCATCAATTAAGTGAGGAAAACCTGTAACTAAAATACTAACTTCGAAAGTTGCCAAACCATTAATAAATCTTTCATTAACAATTTGACCAACAATACTATTTACCTGTTCTGCATTTTCACTTAAAAACGTATCATACGAAGATTTTTTTTCTTCAATTATACTCACTTCTGCTTGTGAAAACTCACCTCCACCCTGAAATAAATCAAAGTCGTTAATAAATTTTAAACCTGTTGAATATTTGTCATGCTTATAACTTCTTGGAATTGCATATGGATTCAATGCTGATATTTCTGCCATTGTTTTTCTTTTTTATTATAAATAGTTGATTATTTAATAATGGTCCCCCTTTTCTTTAAAAGTCCATTAAAACACACACATAAAAAAATACGGGAGGAACGACCCGTGAAAAAAAATTTCTGGCATACGACCGAAGGTCGAGAAAAAAGTTCGAAAAAATCCGATTCCGGCATACGAAAGATTAATTTACATCATTATTCTGAACAGTAATGGATGTAATCTTAACATTTAAAGGTCTTATTGTATGAGAACAAAAGGAAATTACTGAATTGTCGTCATCAGAGTAAGGAATACCATAAACATCAACGAGGGAAACGGTATCAATATAAAATTCAGATGACGCTTCAAGTATTTCATATTTGTAATCAATTAGTTCACCGACGCCGCTATGCTTGTACAAATAAAATTCATCAGAGTTTACCTGAATACCATCTTCACACATTACCAAGTAATTAATTTCCCAAGCAAATATTCCGACAGTAGTTACTTGCTCCCCTCCCCAAAATATTCCAATGGCACTCATAGTGGGTGACGAAGAGAATGTATCACACCCCCACCCTAAAAAACTATCAACAACACGAATATTACTGTCGGAATCTTCTATGGGAAATTCAGCGACAGGACCATCGTAGACCCCCATGGTATCTATGGTGGTATTATTAAAGGTGATGGGTTCGATAATGTCTTTTTCACAAGAGATTAAGAAAACCCCCAAGATTAGAGCAAGGGTTAAAAGATATTTCATGACTACAATATTTTAAGGGAACTTTATTATTATAACAATAAATAGAGTTTCAAAAAAAATAAACTCTGCTTTAATGTTAATTTTTATGTCTCTAAATAAAAGGGTCTATTTTTTAATACTTTGGTTTTTTTTATCCTAACGGATAGTATTTATAGTATTATGCAAGACCCCAAACAACAAGAGACATTTAAGAAGTTTAAGGATGGAGTATTCAAATACATCATTAAAGGTGAGGTAATGAGGAAGTTACCTTATGTGGAGGACATTATATTGTTAGATGAATACCACACTAATTCACACACAGGTAAGATATACCCCTTGTTTGTTGTTAAGGTCAATAAAAATACTCTTTATACTCACCATCATAGTATGATTACTCAACGTAATCTTCAGACTCAGATACTTAATGTGGTTAAGGATGGTTTAGATAAGTTTTATCCTACGGGTGAGTTTAATTTATTACCTCCTAACGTTCAGATTGATAAGGTATAGAATTTTTGAAACTTTGGTGTTAGTAACCTTGAGGTTAGTTAATAGAAAGTTTTCTAAGACCCCCGCTGTGGAGATAGTTGTTCACGTAATCGGTTCTCATTCCATAATAAATGTAGAGACGAAACATCATATGATACATGATAATATGTGTTATCTGATGGATAACCAATAGTGGTTATTTCTGAGATATTACAATATCGGAATATGGATATACAATAGTCGAGGTCTTTGTCGGATAGTGAGAATGTGTTTATAATTAGTGTGAGTTCTTTATCTACTCCGAGAAATTTGTAGTCCTTTAAATTTTCAAATACATGATTTAATTGTTGTGTGTATTTAATGTCGTATTTTCCCCTTATATTAGGGATTTGTTTATTTACGAGTTCAACAACATTATTCAGATTTATCGGAGTCCCCATATCCATTTCCGTTTACTGATGAAAGTGTAAATTCAAGATTTGTCAGTTTATTTAGGTCATTAAAAATTTCATTCACTTTTTTTGAGTTTTCATCAGAGATTACATCGATATCATATGTCATGTGGTGTATTTCAAATTCACCTGTTTCTATATTATACTCATGAACGGGATGTAGAACCGCTGAGTTAATGTAGGTCCCTTTATGACCGAGACCTTCTATTAGTGTATTAATTTTTGGAATATCCATTGTTAGATATCCGTTTTGATTACGATTTGATTCCATCTTCTGTATTTTTTGTTCTTTTTTAGGACACTGTTTATAAAGTCCTCTGCTTGTGTGGTTGAGGTAAACTGTGCTGGTATCTTTCCGATTGTCTTGGGACCTATGTGTTTGTACTTAATATACGACCACCACGTTATACCCAAGAAACTTCTTCTCTGTTGAATGAAAAATAAAATCTTAAGGGATTCCCCCTGTTCGTTAAAGAAGTCCTCTCTTACGATACGGTATTTCGTCATGGTCTTATTTTTTTATAAGACAAATATAGGGGATTGAAATGAATTAGACAAATGGGTTATTGAACCTTTATTACAAATCGTGAAAAACTATTGTCGTAACTTGTAATTTTATATATTGTTGGGTTATTGATAACTTCATAATATACGGACATTCTTTTTCGTTTTGCATACCCAATATTATTCCAGTAGAACTTAATATTATCTTTTGGTATTAGATAACCGTCTTTAAAAATTATACCCACCAAATCTTTTGTTAAATGCTCGATTATTTTATCCCCTGATTGTTTTTTTACTGAACTAACTAAGTTATTAATTAGATAATACATCATCACATCAAAAGATTCTTTAACATCTGTTAGTCTTGGTATTCTTCCAATATAGTTAAGTAACTCGTTGTAATTTTTGGTGGATGCGTCAATCTTAAAAAATTCAGAGAGATATGATGGTGTGGTATAAACATTGTATTTTACTTCCACATTTTCACCCTTGTTTCCGATAACGGTAACTTTTTTTGTATCTCTGTCTTCATAGATTAAAGATTCTTTCAATTTTAAATCTGCTTTTACATTGTTTGGTGAATAGTCAAAATTAATCTTAAAATTTAATGAGGAGAATACTGTCTCTATTACATCTTTTGGTGATGTATAGAATTTAGACTTGGCTATCTTATCTAACACATATAATATTTTATTTACATCCGATGATTGTGTATTGAACTCTCTTGCGGAAATTACCATGTTATTATAGGTTAAATCTGATTTTAGATTTATTCCGATACTTGGTGATGTTTTATATATTAAAAATGGACTTAGTTCACCTTCCGCGAATGACTCTTCATAATCAAGATAAGCTCTTCTTGTTTCCTTAAAAAATTCATCTAAATCGAGTTTACTTGATTGTGTTAATAGTTTTATTAATTTTTTCTTGTGTCTATCGGCAAATCTTGGGTCCTCAAATATATTGATAACTTCTTCCATTTGTTCTTGTGCGGTTACAGCATCCATATTAATAAGTTCACCAATAAGTTCACCCAATTTTTTTAATGAATATGAACCTGTTTGATATCTTGAAATTAATTCAAATAACTTATTAAGGTATTCTTTAAAAATTTCACTTTTTGGATGGTCTTCTAAGGTTTTAATTGCATTTGCCAATTCAATACCTCTTTCTCTCGATAATGTGGTTTTTCCATATTTTAACCCCGCACCTTTTACCGTCCTTCTTAAATCATCTAAAGAATCACTAGCTGAAAAATCATCAGGTCTTGTTAAATCAATAACACCGTCATCTTCCTGTAGATTATCACTAACGGTTTCTTTTAATATGTTAAGTAATTTAAACTGCATAATTTTTTTTCTAATATACTTGGTACATTAATCAAAAATATACCTCAATAACTATAAATATCCACCATTTTGTAATATGGCACAGATTGTGTCTATAATATGGTATGAGAAAAATTTTATTGACAGCTTTGGTTACAATCGGAATGATTGGCTCAAGCGTGGCACAATTGGCAATCCCTGGTGAGATATTCGCCTCTAACCCTGCAAGATTTAACGGTCGTAAGGTAACTTTGAAAAATATTGAAGTTGTAAGAACCGTATCAAATGCGGGAAATTCTATTAATGGACCTGTTGGTTCCGTACAGATGGGAGCACCTGGTGCAATCGGAACACCCACCGCACCAAATGTGGTTCCTTGTCGTCCACCTCGTGGATTTTCAGAAGTTGGTTTATTCTTTAAGGGAGCACCTGAATATAAAGGTTGTTTCTTTATGACTGACGCAATGTTCAATCAATTAATGAGAGAAGTTGGTAATGAGAATACACCAGCTCAAATCACATTTAGAGTTGCTGCCGTTTTTGTGAGTTGGTATAGTATTTTGGACCTACTTCAAAAAATTCCAAATCAATATTTGAACCATATGAACGAGGGTCATTATTAAAATATCTCCTTAAAAAATCAAAGAACATATTTTTTAGGTCTTTACCTGAAATACTTTTTCCTTTGTTTTTAATATATTCAGGATTGTCATAATTGAAATATAATTCTATTACATCAACAACACCTGATTGCCCTGCAAGTTCATTACTGGCGTACCATACTTTTCTCTCACGGGTTTTAATATCGTCAACCCATGGATAAACTTTTTTTATGGCATTAACTAATAAGTCTAAATTTGCTCTTTCTCCCATACTTTTATGCATTTCAAGTATAGTATTTTTTTCTTCTTCTTTTAATATTAACTTTTTCATGAGTACGTTTTGTTCAATTCTTTTTTATCATCATCACATAATGATTCCCACCATTCCTCATTATCAATAGAGGCTAAGTGGAATGGCTCATAAATATCAATCATCCCATTCGCAAATAACGGGTAAACATAACCTGAATCCTTTTCAACAACAGAACCGTTACAAAGTTGTATAAATCTTTCAGGGTGTTCTTTAAAATCGTGTTGTTCAATTTTATCTCCGTACTTTTTATAAATAGAATCGGCTTCGTCAATCATTAAATTTATATTATTTCCAATATACCTTAATTGATGTTGTAGATTACCAATTAAATCACTTGCAGTTGCATACTTACCATAAATAAATTCAGGTTCAATTTTAACATCCATAATATCGGGAATTCGTTTATCTGTTTTAACAAAGACCTCAATATAACCATCATCATATTCTACAATGTCATTAACAGTATAGTTACCATCATAATCATAATACTTAATAGCCATTTTCTTACCTAAGACATTAAGTATTTTTTCTACAGCAATTTTAGTTTGTTTTTTCTCAGCTTCGGTCATCGTTATTTATCATTTTCTGTAACGCTTCAATTTCTCTTCTCAATTCTTCATCTCGGTCTGCAGAGTCGCCCTTTGTTTCAAAGTCCGAATACTTGCGAGGCTTATCACTATATAAACCACCCGTCTTAAAAGCTTTTTGGTGTTGACCTCCGTGGTCAAGACCTTTTTCGAGTTGAATTATTCTTTTATGAAGTTCTTTAATTGATTTCTCAACATCACTGAAATCGTTGAGGTCAGAAAGGATAATAACGTCAGATAAATATTCAGGAAGGTTGTAGTCGATGACATCGCTGTTGTCACCGTAAAGACCTTGCTCTTTGATGACATCTTTTACGATTTGCTTAATCTGTGATTCTGTTAGTATGTATCTTTTACCTTCCATACTAAATAAATATCTAAAAAATCACATTTTACAAAAGAAGATTAATTTTTCTTGAGGTACATATAACCTTTGTACTTAATAAAGTCCAAACCCTCAATCATATCAAATTCTTTTGCCTTTTCCCATTTTTCTTTTCGGTCAGGATAAACGAGAACAAACCCCTTTTCTGTAAATTGTATCGTATTCATAATTTAATTACAAACTAAATCTTCAATGTCATAAGCAATGTAACCTTCAACAAGGTCATACATTAAATCAGATACTTGTGAACAACTAACTAATTCTACTTCTTCACCTGTATTCTCATCTTTCACAACTATGTTATCACCTAAAAATTCAATTCTTGTGTAAAGTTCATCACTACTAGGTTTATAATAATAAAAATATATATTACTTTGCTCGGCTTCGTGCGGTCTGACGTTATATTGGTTTTCTAGTTCTTGATATAATCTTTGAGTGAGGTTATTCATTTTTTCTTCGGTCTCATCATCATTATAATAGTCATACAAAACACCACCATACATGTCTTGTATATTAATATAACGTAATGCATTTGGAATCTTTTTATCTAAGTTTTCCATAAAATTTTCATACTCAGGGTCATACTGAGAAGTAAAATTGGTAAGTCGGTCCACATCTACGTTTACCCAAAAGGTCATATACCACGTATCACGATGTCTACTATATTCCATTTTAATATCATATGGAATATTATATTTACCAAATACCAATTGGTCCACAACCTTTTTTGATATTTTAACCTTCTCTCTAATATCTTCGGATAAATCTCTCATAATCATAATATTTTATTGCCATTTTTCTACCCATAGTATTAAGCAATTTATCGGCACCATTTTTAAATGTCTCAATGTTAACCATCACCATTAATCATTTTCTGTAAATTGTATCGTATTCATAATTCTTAATATATCATTTTAATTATAAATGTCAATTTATTTGTATCTCCAAATGTAACCTGAATCTGTCGCACCTTCTTTATCGTGAAAAACAAATTTGGCGGATTTAAATTCCTGACGAGGTTTAATATTCATCACATTTAGAAATCCTTTTTCTAACCATGGGAATATAATCATGTTACCCGCATGGAAATGGTCCATATCCATAATTGGGTGTTCCAAAAATTCACCGTTGAGGTAGACATCGATGGTTAACTCATCTAATACGTCATCCATGTCGATTTCAATATTTTCAATACCATCCCAAAAACGACTATGGTCCTGAGACAGCTTTGAAAAATTTGAAACACTTTTTTTTAGAGAAGGATAAGCCTTTCTGAATATATCTTTAATTAACGGGTAGTCCTTTTTCATTTAATTTCACGTACAGTTGTGTTGGTACGAATACCATATTTATTTCGTATCATATTATCAACTTTGCGAGTAACAGGTAACAAACATTCATAATCGAAACAATCTCCATACTCATCTTCATAAGGACATTCAAAATCAGGGTCATCGGTTGCTTCATAAGTCATTGTAAAAACACCAGCAAAACCTCCATACATACCCATCATATTTGTAACCATCGCGGAAGTATTATCGAAAGGTATATCAATATCTACGGCTCTCATTTGATTATTACAAATCAAATTGTTTTGAATAACTTCATTGGCATTATCCAAAATGTGTTGTTTAATGTCGTTGGTACCATAAAACTTTTTAAGTTCATCAAAATAGTCATTGAGACTATGAAACTTAAAATTATAATAACGGGAATCCTTAAATGAGGGTTTACCCATTTTCTTCCATAAAAATTGCAGACTATCTAATTTATCTTGAGTCATATTAATCTAATTTTCCATGCATGGATTCCCAATAAGTTTTTTCTGTAACTCCTCTACCTCTAACATACACTTTAATACCTGTATATGTTTTTAGAAAATCCATAACATATCTTTCAAACTTATTAAATACTTGGTCACCTTTTGTTTCATAATTTATAAAGTCTTTATCTTTCCAAATTATCTTCATTAAATCAAAATCATCATCTTTGTCGATAATATATTGAGGAGAAACATAATAGTCATAATTACCATAGGACTTTTCAATTTTTAATAATAACGTATCAACACCCTCAGGTTTATATTTCTGAAAGGATTGTTCAATTATTTTAATATTTGAGTCTTTTTCCATTACCTCTTTTATTCTTGATATTTGTTCTTTTAGGTCCATAACAATAAATACTTTAATAAACAAAAAACCCTCCTTTATTAGGGAGGGTTTAGTATATTATATTCGTATTATTTTATGCATTACCTACACCAGCATTAGGATTAGGTTGTTGGGGTTGTTCTCCACCTTGTTCTCCACCACCTTGCTGGGTATTTAAAGTGATTTTATTTAACTCACCTTTTGTTTTAGGTCCAATAATACCATCCACCTTTAAACCTTTCATTGCTTGAAAATATGCAACCGCGGCTATAGTTTTATCGTCAAAATTGGGGTCAGAAGTATTAATGTTTAAATCTTCAATAACCTTTGGTAATGCTTGATTTATTTTCATTTTAGCCGTTATCACTTCATCACTACTACTACCTCTTTTTAATAATCCACTCGAACCACTTTTAGCTCTGTTTCCTTGTTGTTGACCGCTTTGTTGTTGTTGACCGCTTTGTTGTTGTTCACCACCAGTACCTGAAGTTACACTCTTAACTTCATCATTATCTAACTGTTCCGATAAGTTTAAATCTTGTCTCTCCTCAGCACATCTAGCCTTTTCCCCCGTATCTGAATTACCCTTATAAAGTTTTCCAGTACTTAAGGCAACCCTAAATAACACACCATTAGTTTTAAATTCAAAAAGTTTATCACCACCATAAGGGAAAACTCGAACATCTGTATAACTATCATGTTCCAAACATGGCCATTTTTCATAAAATGCCCTAGCATCACGTTTGGTTGCCTCATCTTTAGTTATGATATCGAAACTTTTAATATTTTTACCCCATTGGTCCATAGTAAAATGTAAAGTATATACCTTACTTTTCGCATTCAAAATATTTTGAATCTTTAAAAGTTCAATTTTATCTGAAGTGCCGAATTCATCTTTCAATAACGCATTAAGACCTGATTCACCATTCATCTCTGCGGTCATTAATTTATTCATAACCACATCAAATTTAGCATCGGGAATACTTTGTAACGCAAGTCTAAATCGAGCCTCATTTGTACCAGGACCTCTTGATGCTTTTACCAAGTCATCTTTAGCCGAAACAAAATCAGGGTCGGCATCTTGTTTATTATCAGTTTCGGCACCTTGTTCATTCAAATATTGTCTCGATGTGGCTGAGGTATGCATCTTTAAAATCCTCTCTCTTTCGGATTCGTCAAGTAAAAATAATTTTTTCATAACTTAGTTTTTATTATAAATATATTGACAAATAAAAAAATGCATCTCACCAATAAACAAATCAAAGATATTTATAAAAATGGACCTACAAGAGAACATATCAAGAATAAAAACCATAATGGAAATTGAAGAAGATACCAACAGAATATCAAATATTCTACACTCGGTCTTTGATGATAAATTGAGTTCCATAACCGCAACCAATGACGGAGAAAACTATGTATTTTTTTATTTAAATGATAAACTGGTATTTGATAAGAATTATTGGGGAATGTTATGGATTCGAGATTGTGATATATACTCAAACCTTTTATCTTATTCAAGATTATTGTCCATACCTGAGGAGGAAATAAAATTTAAATTAATCGACTACCTTAACAAAAAATATTCAGATGTTGTTGGAGAACGTCCAATCAGAAAGATTGATGAAGAATATTGCGATGAGTGGTAAATTAAAAATTCTTATAAACAATTGATTCCAAATCAATATATCCCTGACCTTTTATGGTTGGAAAACTTTTAAGAGGTTTTTTAAGGGGAACACTACCCAACATCTCATCAACAGGATTTCTAAATAGATGCTTTGTATTAACATTATTTAATAAGGATTTCATACCCTCAATACAATCATCCTTTAAACAATTATTTTTAAACTGTTCACCTGTAATTAATACATCCATAATGATAAATACCCAAATTTTTCCAGAAATTTTATTTTAACATTTGGACCCTTTTTAGAAACAAGGGTCGTGTTTTAGGAACAAGCATTTAGAATCTCCACAACCATTTCAGAACATTCGGTTGTCAAAAAAAGATTAATAATGACCCGTATCCAAGAATTTTTGTTCTCTATTTATATACATCGCGTTATATGTGGAATCCAAACTAAGGTCAATCTTAACTCCATACCTCTTTCTAAAATACTTTTCCATAATGGATTTTAATTGTAAAACACCAATAAATGGTAATAATGTTAAAATATTTTTTACCTGAGAAGGTTTAACGGTTCCATAGTTGACCTTATCATTTGATTTTAACAATTTTATTTTACCATTAACATAATCATTCAATTTGTCCTTTGGATAAGAACCTGTAATCCCCACAATAACTTCACCCCATTCGTTGAGGTATATTAAGGTATAATCCACATTACCTTTAATCGGGGTTAGGTTCCCAAAATATCTATCCAGCAAAATATTAGTAATTCTATTTAATTGAGATTGTGTAACCTTTACATCCATAATGATAAATACCCCAATTTCCCCAAATTTTTCCAGAAATTTTGTTTTGACATTTGGACCCTTTCCCAATTAAAGGGTCCCCTTTTAGAAACACCCATAAATTTTACCACCGTTTAATTTCATCCCACATACATAAGGGGAATACCCCCAAATTTTCCCAAAAATTTTTAAAAACATTTTTTTACCTTTTTATACCCACAGATTTTATTTAGGGGATTGACCCCCCTTTTGACCCCAAAAACCCCCCAGGGGGAGGGGGGATACGGGACCCTCTACAGGGAGGGGGGGACCCATACGGGGGTATATAGGGGGGTATTGGTGACCCCACACTATGGGGGACCCCTATGTCCTTAGAACCCCTCCCATAAGGTCATGTCATACGGGGGACATATCCAAATAATATATGGGGAAGTTATCAACACATTACTCACAAGTTCGTATGGTTTATAGGCAGACAATGTGTCAGTAGGAAAGTTATCCACAGGGGGATTGTTAATAACTTTATCGTGGGGACAAATTGTCAGGGGGAATATTTGGTGGTGTGGAATATTATTTGTACCTTAGCTTGGGGCAGTCTGCCCTTATGGTATTTTTTTAAAATGATGCAGGTTGGAGCTCAATTGGTGAAACCAATTTTCACTACCAACATTGCATGTTGGAGTATACTCTCCCTCCCCTGGTAGTGGGGACCGCCCGTTAACAATCACTTTCGTGTTGCACACTGTAAAGGTACGGAATTCTTTTTAAACAAACAAATGGTTGGGGATTTTTTTATTAGGAATATTATTCGTATCTTTGTACTGATGCTCTAAAGTGTAGGGGTTGGTTTTATAATACTTCCCTCCCTCATACCACCCTGAAAGGTACCACTTTTTTTGTTAAGAATCAATATAAATTACTCCCCTATGTTAAGGTGTTTGTCCATCACGTCCATCGCCATCTGAATCAGGAGTTTCCTTACCTCGTGGTAGTGGTCCTCTGTAAGGTTATAATACCGATTTAGAAAGTCCAACATATGGACCATCTCAGCATCCACAATAATATACGTGTTTGTACTTAGGGGTTTCTTTCTCCATCCCCTCTTGGCTCTCTCGAACCATATGGTCCCCTCAGTTATAGGACCACGGAATATTACCTTCATTCCATTCTTGTCCTCGTGTACCGTTGGGGTGAACCTCTCCTCTATGAACTTTCTAATCTCCTCCATGTGGATAAATATAATTGTTAACACCCATTTGTGAATATCTTTTTTTGTCATTGTGTCAGTGGGGTTAAGTTTTTGTACACATAAAATTGTTGATAACTTTTTTATAAATTGTCCCTGTCAGTATGTCAGGGGGAAAAATGTTGATAACTTTATGGTGAAATATTTGATTTTGTCAAAATGTCAGGGGAACTCTGCACGGGGGACAATCCCTTTCCCCACTTTTTACCACCCTTCCCTGAATGTCTAAAACAAGAAAAATGGGGATTTCACCGATGAAATCGAAGAAAAAGTGTTGTTTTGAGTTAATTATAGGGTATTATTTTACTATGTATAATTTCTAGCAAATAATATATGTTTATTCCCTGAAGCGGGGGAGACGTAGTCTTATAGATTTAAATAAGTAAACCTCAACGTATCTGTAGGACTATTTTTTTATATGACCCTATAAAATGACCTCAACGAATAAGGTCTTATTTAGACTTTCTATAGTGGGAGAAAGTGGTAGATATATCATTAAATAACCCCTATGGGGTTTGTTAGTATACTATTGTATTCTTTCTCTTCATGTATAATGTTATAATATACCTAACTAATACCCTATCGGGTATAATACTGTATGTATATTGTTTTATTATACCCTAATGGGTATATAAGTATAAGTCTTTAATGACCTTCTTAAGGGGGAATGGGTTGTATCTCCACATTCTTACGGGAATGGGGAATGGATTTATTTCAGACACCGAAAGTGAATGACCCGATAGGGGAATGAACGACCCTGAAAGGGGTGAGGGGGATGGAATTAATCTATTACCTAATTCCCTTACTATAATTCTTTTCTTAATGATATCTGAACCATTTCTCTTTCAGAAGTGGTGAAAGATGTTTCTAATGATAAATCCTCTTTTAATTGGATATGAGTATAAATCGATGTTGGAGTTTTATAGAACCCATTTCTTGGTAACGGACCTAACATCCAAAACGGTGCAACTCCTACTTTAATTTTGTCGTTTAATGAATATTCCACCTGCACTAATCGTATTCTGAATTGAGCATTCATTATAAATGTTGTATCTTTACCTTCAGGAGTTTGACCTGGGTAGGTTTGACTATTAAATGGATTTAACAATTCTACTCTTGGTCCGAATGTAAACCTTCCGTATGTGAACTCTTTTTCTATGCTGATTGATAGTGAGTTATATTGCGAAACATTCGCCGCAATTTCCACCATATATCTTTCACTTTGTTTTACGGTGTCTTGTGCACTTGCAGTAAAGAATAAGGATGAGAATAATAGTGACCATAAGAGTAATAGTTGTTTCATAGTTTTGATTTTACCTATAAATAGGCATAGTTTTTATTTTATCGCTTAATGGCTGTAAAACTATTGTAATGAAAACGTTATCATCATGTACGACGCTAACACATTTAACCCTATTTATAAAAATGTGAGTGATGATAGTTGGACTGATTTAAAAGCCGATATTATATCTCGTGGTGAAGATTTCTATTTAAAAGCCCTTAATGATTTTGATATGGTTCAGAAAATGGCTGACGATTATGATTACTCTGAGTCATTCTCATATGGGTTTCCTTATCCTCACGAAATTGGAAGAGAATCATAATTTAATTCCCACACCCAAACCAATACCAATCTTACCATCATACCTCAACTGAGCAATGACCTCCATAACTTCCCAGTGATAAATAAAACCACCACGCAAACTAATATTGGTTTGAACCTGTTTGTTAATCGAATATATACCATCCATAGATGGTGATGATAAGACATAAGTTTCATCTATGTAAGTATCATATGTCCTTCTTACAGGTACACCAATCATAATGTAAGGTGAAAATTGTTCTATCGTGGTACCCGCACCAATTGCAAATTCTCCTTTGGTGATTTCTTGACCCTGATATTTATCTTCCCACTGAACCGCTTCCCATGTCTCAATGTTATCATAATAAGGATATTGATTAGGAAGTGAAAAATGATATTGAATAATCATAAAACTCTGACGACCTATTACCATATAAGGTGAAAAAGTGACCAAAGAATTATCGACCTCAACCAATGCACCAATAGATAACCTCATTGGAGACCTATTGCTATTTGACCTAATTAAATCTTCATTGGTGGTCATTATATACGACCTTCTGTTCCATGTTCTGTTTGTGTTCCAATATGGAGTATAACCCCATTGATATGGAGAATAATAATATGGTTGTACTGGTCTATAATATGGCCCGTAATAACTATTTGGTCTGTTGTAATTATAGTTCGTATAGGGTCGATTACCACTCTCTGTGGGTCTATTGTTTGTTGATGGTCGAGTACGACTCTCTTCGACTTTTCTTATCTTCTGTTGCCTTTCCGTTTCTTGAGCAAAAGTGGTAAGTGTAAAAAGTGAACATACCACAAGTAATATTAAGTTCTTCATATCAGAAATAATAATTAAAAATCTTACAATCAGGTTTTAATCTTCTTAAATTTGGGAATGTCACATCACCAATCTGATTGTCGTTTATATGTGATATATGTAGTTCTGTAAACATATGACAAAAATCTTCATAAGTCTTTTTCCCACCAATACACCACTCGGCATCTGCATAATGTTGAGTCGAGTCATCCCGTCTATCAACCACAATTAATTCCCTATTAACAAGTTTTGGTAGACCCTGTGCTGTACGATAACCAACAAGTAACGTGCCATGTTCTGTTAACCTTTTAAAGTGTCTTAAATCCTCTTTATTGTGCCATAGTAATTTGTCACCTTTTCCGATAAATCCAAGATTATTTACTGCTACAATTGCTTTCATCTATTATATTATCTATATAAGTAGGATGATTATCCACCTTTCTCCAATTTGTTTCTACGATAGAAGTGACATCTCGTTTAAACCTCATCCATCTTTTAGTTTCTTTAATTCCATCTCTGATAATATGGTCGGCCCTCATTAACGAATGTAACTCACAATATTTAGTTTCCTTAATTACATCATTAACAATATCAGCGTGTGGATATGTTTTATTTTTTTGTCGAGCGTAATATTCACCGTAACCATTTAATTCACCACTCTTATCAGGAAGTTCTATGATTTCTTTTATTCCATTATTAATTGCACCCTCAACTCTCGCTCTGTTGTGATATGCATCATCGTGAGTTTCTTTGATTCCATTTTGAATGGTATCTTCAACTGTTTCCATAGGTTTACCAACAGAAAGCGTGGTGTGTCTGACCCCATTTTGAATGGTATCTTCAACCAAATTGTGGTGGCTGTGGTGTGCTTGCACGGTGTGTCTGACCCCATTTTGAATGGTATCTTCAACATACATCAACAAAGACCCTCCATATTTTACGGTGTGTCTGACCCCATTTTGAATGGTATCTTCAACCCACTCGGTGATATAGTGTTGGTTTTCAACAACATCCAAAGAAGTATATCTAAAACACTTAGTAAAGAAATTATAATTATACCATAAGGTTCCTTCATTAGTAAGTTCAATAACCCACTCATTTTTATCCGTAAATATCATCCACATACTAGTCTTGGTATGATATACATCAACACCTTCGGTAAACTTATCAAATATTTTAAATAATGTTTTTTCCATATCTTATCTATTATTCAGGTGTTGCACCAAAACAACCACCTTCACTCATTTCACCTTCCTTAACCAATTGCCATTTTAACCAATCCAAATGCAAACAGAACTTATTTCCGTCCTTTTGCAAATCATATCTATATAACTCAAGTAACTTACCAAACCAAACCAAATCGTTCCAATTCTTAATCTTTTTAATGATTTCTTTCGCTTCTTTGCGGCAAGATTCTTCAACCCATTTCTCAACCATAGGTCCAAAGTCAATAAACGATTTTTCGTCCAAATGTAAAATTAGGGAACTCATAAAATTAATAGTAATAGATTGTCTTTAGAAAAACAAATTAGTTGTTGTCTTTTCTTTTTTCCATATCATTTTCGATATGTCTTTGAATATCTTCAATACCCTCCAACATCATATCAGGTGTGTTATCAATAATTATTGGTGCAGATGCACTTTGAGTTGCTCGTATTATTGTGTCCCCTTCAACAATTAACGTATCAGAAACAGGTTCTGTTTGTATTGGCACAACAATTTGACTGGTATTACCTTTGTCACGAATTACTCTTTTTAACCTTTCAAGTTCGTCCCATATATCCTGCTCTCGTTCCAATAATTCTCTTTCTCGTTGAAGAATCTCGTCCGTACACTCTCTTTGATTTCTGATTAACTTCTGATTAAGTGTATCGATTTCATCATTAAAAAGTTTGTTTAACTTTTTTTGTTTTTCAATCTCCTCAACATATTCTTCCTGATTTAATGTAATTGCATCAATATATGAAGGACCAACAGAAACAATAACAATACTCAATAGCAATAACAACAACGCTAAAATACGCTGCGGAGCAGTAAAATGACTTATTATTTCTGAGATATACTTAAACATAACCATAAATACCAGTATTTATGATAAAGACATTTTTTATGAACGCAATTGAAAAGTTAATAGGTCAACTAATAATGATACCCAATAGAATTGATTTCAGTGTTGAAGAAGTCAAAGACTCAATATCAGGTATGGATGATTTCGCAATACTTAAAATAACAATTAACATTGATGATTCAAAAATAATTCGTACATCAGAAAATTACGATGAAGATTACGCAAGAACGTTCACGGAATACGACATTGAAGATAAAGTGTATAGCGCCTTAAAATATATTAACAGACAAGACAATGATGTGAGGATAATTTATAATCATTACAACAGAACATATATGAACCAATTAGAGAAAGAAATTGAAACCATTGTTAATGATTACATCTTACGAGCATCTCAAGAGGACAGAACAAAATATGAATTCGACACATTTATCGATTCATCAAGTAGAGCGTCTCATTTATTTCTTACAATTAATACCAACTTACCAGATAATAGACAAAGAGAATTATACTATAAGTTAGTAAATGAAAACGGATATGATGATTTAGTTATTGAATTTGATGAGTATGTTTAATATAATTAAATAAAAACTTATGGCTCATCCTGTTCAACACGCAAAATCCTCGGTTAAAAAATGGGGAGGACAACCTGAAGATTATTTACATATACATAAATGGTTCGATGAAAGCAAAGGTTGGTTAGGGACATCCTTACACCGAGTATTTCGTCACCACTCAGAAGGTATATTTGAATGTGAAAGAGTATTTGGTGAATCATTTACCAACTCAGATGGTAAAGAAGTTTATACCCGATATGTCGGAGAACAACACGTTCGTGAGGATTGTAACAATTATATCCCATCCGCAAAAGAATGGATAGATGCATTACAAAACCATGAAAAACCTATATGGATGATGAAAACCATGAAACTAAACTTCACAGACTAATATTTATAATAAAAAAATCATGGAACAGAAACAGAAAGTCTTATTTAATTTATTCAATAAATTTCTTATAAAAACAGGATGTGAAGAAATGTCAGTTGAACTTGGAGATACCTTTGACCTATGGAATGGTAATAAATTCTATTGTGAAAGAGATGGTCGAACAGAAACAATAACATATCCAATTCCTATTGGTCGTGAAATAAGTGAATATGTTCAACAATCCGTTGAAGATGAAAATTCTTATTATTCTGATAGTGGTGAAGAATTTTATACATTTGAATTTAAATTAAAACCCAAAGAAAGATTAATTGAAGTAACAGGTACCTACAGTATATATGAGACTGAAGATTTCACAGAAGAAGTAATTGAAGCAGAAGAAGAGCCAGATGTATTTGATGAAATATTTGAATATTTGGAAGACTCAGGTTCTGATATCTTAGAAGTAAATGTTGAAGCTGGTGGTGATAGTGGTTGGATTGAAGACACCTCATATGATGTAAATGGAAAACAAATTGACGTAACACAGGAAATGAAAGATGTTGGTTATAGACTTTTAAATAATCATCCAGGTTGGGAGATTAATGAAGGTTCAACTTCAAGTTTTACTTGGGACCCACATAGAAGAATACTTATTTTTAGATTTGCTTACAATACAGAAAAACAAGCAACTGAAGTAATCAGTAAAGAATCTTTTTAATCATAAAGACCTAACTCTTGGTCTCGTTTCATAATTTCAGATAATGTGATTTTCCTCTTTGCACGGATTTCTTTTGATTTATATTTAAAATATGTTTCAACACCACTGATTAGCGCATCTTCATAACTCTCATAATCAACATCTGAGGTACCTAAATGGTGTTCATTACATAAGATGTCATCACCATCATTAAAGTCGTTTAAATCAATCACAGAGTAGTAAAAATAAAGGTCTGAACCTTCTTCAGCATCACGGAATGGAAGTGCTGTAATATAAACATCTTGCTCCCTCAAAAAATTAAGAACATCATCCATAGTTGGATAATTTTTTAAAACTCTTTCGTTACCAATACGAACAGTTTCAAAAGGATAATCACACATTTGAAGTAAAGTGAAGATTGTTTCCGTAATTTGCATGTGATTTTAATTTTCTACAAAGGTAAAGTAAACAATTTTAATTGTCAATTATTTTTGACTACTCTTAAAGGAATTGTTATTTACAATTTCATAATCAACTAAGTCACCATCAATTCCATATTTTACTGAAATATTATCAAAATATTCTCTAATAATGTCTGAAAGTTCATAACCAATCTCTTCAATAACACTATCATCTAAATCGGTGTTACCTTTTGACAATTCACCAATATTATAAGTCTCACCATTAGTCATTAGTGTAACTTCGGATGTATCACCATTAATAAGACCTGTCATTTCATAGAAAATCTCACCGTCATGATGCATATCCATTTTTGAATCGGGTTCAAATATATCAATATCAACACCAGTAAGCAAATAATCGATACTGTAACCACCTGATTCTATACGTACAGGTTTACCTGTTAATACCTTTTCTAAAAATAATTTCTTAATGTTTTCAAAACCACCAAAGTAAGATAATTTGTGATAAAATATTTCCTTTCGGTCTTCTATGTTTTTTGGATTTAAACCTAAATAATTATAAATTGGTTTTGAATCTATACCCTTTTTATCCCAATAGTTATGAAGAAGTTTTCTTTTATATTCTGACTCGTCAATAGATTCTTTTTTCTTTGTGAAATGTTCCTTATTCTGCTTAAGGAAATTATAAAAGTAATTTAAGGCTTTTTTACTACTTTCTTTTCTGTATTTACTCGATAAGAACTCATATACATCGTCCATATGAGATTCACTCTCCATAAACGCATCATGGAGTTCACTGAAAATGTGAGCATACAACGCAAACATTGAATAGTCTACGCCAGTTACATTTTCTCTTAACATATTCTCAAGTAGTTGTAATAGTTTCATTACATATAAATACTACTCAAATGTCGTTTGCCACTCTTTAAAATGTTTTCTTTCTTCCTTTCCAATCCAAAGTTCATGACCTTCCAATGTTTCGTGTCTTACCTCAACCCAGTTTGGTATCATCTTTCTTTGGTGGTTTTCCCATATGTGATATGTCGCTTGTTCAATAGATTTACTCAAATAATCTGCACTATCAGGGAAATCTTCCAATACCATTTGTCTGTAGATACCCCATTCATAAGAATGACTTTTATCCTTCACAAATGGATTTCTGTGAGAATACCTCTCGATACTATCCATATCTTTATACATAAAGACAACCAACACATCTTTTAGACTTTCAGGGTACCTGTGAATTAATCCTGATTGAGATGGACCAAAGATTGAAAAATTCTCCTCTTTATGTTTTTCGTAAAACTTTGAAATGGTATACTCCTCAGAGTACTCGTCTAAACTCCACGGATTCTCACCTCTGATTTCTGTAAGGTTAAAATCGTGAGCAATAACCTTTGTTGTTATTTTATTTCCTGCACCATGAGGACCTGTAACCAGTACTTTCTTAAACTGACTGATTAATGGTTTTAACTCATAGTAATTTCCTTTTATTTTTGATACTGCCATTATAGTTGTTCTTCAGATTTTTTACATTCAATCATTATTGATTTATTGTTTAAATTAACATACCTATCAATGTCTCTTATTTCATGTTGTAATACTTCATTTAAAAGTCGTCTTACCACTGTTATCTTATTATATGGAGTTGTTCTGTTATAATCTACTCTAAATGATATTGTTCTTTCAGTAACCAATATATTCTCATAAGTAATATCATAACTAATACCACCAGGACTTGGATAATTATAGGTTATCTTTGGTAGTATTTTTTGAAATAATCTCTTGTAATCTGTTTCCATATAAACCTGGGAATTCATCTTTCACATCCCTTAAAGGAATATTAATCACCTCTCTCTCATTAATCAAGAATTTATAGAAATCTAATGACCTTTCATCTCTAAAAACTTCACGAATAATTGTTGGTACGTGATTTAAATCTTTCTTATATAAGTTTATGGCGGTAATATCAAATGCCTTTCCCCATATGAATTTAACTTTCTGTGTTATGTCAATCATGGTTGGTTCATTCTTTTTCTTCTCAAACACATCCAATAGGAATATCTGACTACCTGTTGATTGTAGACAATAAGATTGTTGAATGAATAGCATTAACGCCTGTACCATTATTAGTTGGATAAAGGTGCTTTAATTGGTGGGTGTGATTGGTAGTTTTCGTATTTTTTATTTTTAGATTTTATTCTCCATAAAATAGTTGGTGATGGAACTCCTGTTTGTCTAGACGCTTCCACTAAACTTTCATAGATGATACCATCAATAGTAACTTTTTTCATATTTGTTGGTTTTTTTCCTTTTCTATTTTCACTTAATTTCTTTTTAGTTTCTTCTGAATGTTTTTTTCCGAAAAATGGATTATTAACACCTGATTTATCTCTACAATTTATACAAGTTTCGTTAATAGGTTTTATTTTAACCCCACATTCACAATATTTAAAACTCACACCACCTCTCCAGTTTGGGTTATTTTCCATAGGTTGTGAATGTTTTTCTTTTTTTTCTTCATCAGCCATTAAACCATATCTTTTTCTAACTGATTCTGTCATTTTTTTAATAATCTTATCTCTATTAGGATTATTAGTTAAATTATCACCACCACTCGATTTTAAACCAATATTATAATCAGGGTTTAAATCTAAATAATATTGTTCCATTTCAAGTAAAAATATTTCATCACACTCTTCTACAACCTCAAAAGAAAAATTATCTTCACCATATTTATCCCAAGCTCTTTGTAATGGAACATTATGGTGTTTACCACCATTCAAATGATTTTTATGTGTTACCCATCTTTTTTCTATATTTTTTGATGACCCGTAATAACACTTATCATTTACCAAATTTTTTATTCTATAAATACCAATCATAAGACTACCTTTTAATATAATTATCTCTAAATTATAAAAAGTTAAAAGGTAACCCTAAAAGTTAATTAGAGAGTGGCATTTTTATGGTAGGATGACTTTGATACCCCTCAATTTTAAAATCAGATATTGAACAACTATTTAAAAATTCATCTATTGTACCTGTAAAGTTTACACCATCTGAAATAACTAATTTCGGTAATGGATATGGTTCCCTAATTAATTGTTCTTTCACACCATCTACCTGATTTTTATAAATGTGACAATCACCCATATTAGTAATCAATTCATCAGGAACCATATTAACCATTCTACCAATTATTTCAAGCAATAATGCATAAGATGCGATATTAAATGGTGTCCCTAATGGAACATCTTGACTTCTGGCATTATACATCAAGGAGATTGCTCTGGTTGGAACAGAATCACCATATACTTTAGGTTCTCCTCTGTAAAGGTATTTATTAGCTTCGTGTTCTGGGTCTTCAGAATTTCTAACCCAATCTACATTATCAATAACCCATTTTTGCCTTTCATCATCACTCAACTCTCTTGTATAAACTTGAAATCCGTAATGACAAGGTGGAAGTACCATTTCACCCAATTCACCTACATTCCAAGCTGAAACCATTAATCGTCTTGAATCTGGGTTTGTTTTGAGGTCTTTGATTAGGTTTGCAATTTGGTCTATTCCCTCAATATTCCATTTCAACATGGGTCTATCTGGGTGTGTTGGGTCTATTTTATCTGTTGCCTCCCATTTAAGCGTATTCCAACTTCTCCATTGTTTACCATAGATAGGGCCTAACTCACCCCACTTTTTGGCAAACTCATCATCTGTTTTGATTTTGTTGATGAACTTATCTTTGTTAATAATGAATTCCACTTCACTACCTTCAGGTAAGGTATTCAAATACTTTTCAAAATTCCTATAATAGTTAGCAAAGGCATCACCATCCCAAATATGACATCCATTCTCAACCAAATACTTAATGTTGGTATCTCCTTTTAGAAACCATAGCAACTCGGTTACCATAGTTTTGAATGCCATCTTCTTGGTGGTCAGCAATGGATAACCTTCAGACATATTATGTCTAATTTGTCTACCAAATACTGAGATGGTTCCAGTACCTGTACGGTCTTTCTTCTCCACACCATTGTTAATTATATCGACCAACAGGTCCTTATATTTTCGGTCCAAACTGTTCATTAGTTATTTTTTTACAATTGCAATATATGTTCCAAGATACCATCCAAATATCTCATCATCGTACTCCTTATCCATTTTAAATTCACCCCAATCAAAATTCACCATCTCAGTCCATGTGGACTCATTGGGAAATCTTACTTTTACTGGTGTTCTATTCATGGATATATTCAATTATTGTTTGGTTTATTGGTACCCTCCAAATTGGAGCATTTTTATCCGTTGTTTGTTGACGCTGACGGACCTCATAGAATCCTTGAAATTCTTTAATAGTCATCACATTTGGGTATTCTTTAATCCCGATTGAGTCAGACTGAATTGTCATTGTGTGTGTTTTGGTGTTAAATGTAATTCTTATCATATTATTAATTTGTTTGCATAAAAAAACCTTTCTCCTAAATAATAGAAGAAAGGTCCATCTTTGTCAAGTATTCTTAAGAATTAAGTTCCAATTACCAAATCCTGATAATTTAACTTATCCATTCCTTTTAATTCATCCTCAACCTCATCGTACATGTACGCTTTTACCGCAGCAACAACACCTTGTTCTGCTTGGGCTATTTTACTTTCCATCCAATCTTCCAACTGTTCACCTTCTTCCATCTGTTCCCACATCTTATATGCCAATGTAGCTATGGTGAATAATTGTTGTTTAGCCATATACGAACCATCTTTATTCTCATTAAGATGTCCTTTGAGTTTCTTTAATTGTCCTTCTGTGATGATTATATTTGCCATAACTTATTTCCTTATACCTATAAATATACCGTAGTTAATTAAAAATGAAACCTGTCTTTGATTTTATCCAATAAATCTTCACTGAATTCTATTCCGTGTCTGTACTCAAATTCTTCAATCAGTCTTTGAATGGATTTATCATATCCTTTTTGTTTTAACAGGACATATGCACCCAAATCAGCTTCCAACTCATCTTGCATTGAACGAGGACCATTATGTCCCAATTTAAGGTGTGAAATCTCGTGTGCCTCGATAAATCTCAGGTCATCCATAGTCAACCCCTCACCACCAAGTAAAGCTTCACCATCGACAATTATGGTCTTAAACTCAGGAGCCACAAAACCATAACCAAACTTTTCAAAGATGGGTACCAACTCATTATAACGGTCGTTCTCCTTGAATATCACCGTGATATTCATTCCGTCCATAAATTCACTGGGGTAAACCACAAAGTCTTGACTGTCTTCCATACTTAATAAATATAAAAAAGGTCAGATTTCTCTGACCTTTTTGGGACCGACCGTTAAAAGGCTGTCGGACAACTCCACCACCCCATTTAATCTAACGGGGAAATCATCATCAAACCATCTCCTCTACTATACCAATTACTTCACTTAAAATAAGTATTACACATGCAATTGTCAAACTAAACGGAATAAAACCATAACCAACAATTCTCACACCCGACTTAATAAAACTCACATACTTATGCCATTTTTGATTGGGCATATGTTCCAAATGGGTGTACCTTTTAATCTTATTGTGGTATTTCATATCCTTATTCATAATCTTAGCGTAAAGTTCAGGATTATGAATACTGTTGAATGGATTGTTCTCACCTGTCAATCCTTCGTAATAAGGGTTAAGTTCACCTGTTTGTGGGTCGTGTGTTGGTATTTTTTTAGTCTTTTCCATAATATTTATTATTTAATTCCTTCTATCTCTGCTGTTTTTTGTATCGTTGTTAATTGGTCGACACAATATGAAGAACCATCAGTCATGTAAGCAATTACAATACCATCAATCTCCTCAAACTCTTCGATTATCTTTATCTTCCTCTCATTTAATAATACGGCATATCCACCAACTCTAAACATTTTTCAACTGTTTTAATTTAATATTCAATAAATCCAACGTATTTTTATCTTTGGTGGTTTTCTTAACCTTCTTCTTTATCTCGTCAATAAGATTCTCAATATAGACAATCTCAGGATTAATCTCATCTTTTTTCTGTTTTGGTTTTTCAACCTCAACAGGTTTTCCCATCTTCATTCTAAGATATTCTACACTCAAATCAACCGCTTTGACAGCAACGTATAATCCCAAACAAATTGCCGAAGCTTGAAGTAGTTCTGACATTCCAACAAACTTGATGACAATAACCATCACCAATAAAACAGTTACCATCTTAATAATCGACCAAAGATTGTTAATCACTTTTACCATATTACTTCTCTATTTTAGATTTTTGAATTGCGTACTCAGCCAAACTCATCTCGTGAACATTACCCATCACCATACACTCCTTCAATAAGTTATAAGGGACATGAAGAAGGAAGTCCTTCCCGTTGAATGTGGTGAGGTCTTGCTTGAGTTCCAAACAAGAGTGGACCAACTTTAGGTACAACTTGAATTGAGTTGCATCATCAAATGATTCCTCTTGAAGAACTCCGAACTGTGGGTGTAATATCTTAACTGTTTTCATATCTTATCTTGTTTGTTGTACAAATATACTGAAATTTCTTGACTTAACCAAATAAAAGGACCTTGACAATAATAATAACTAAGATGATACCTAGTACCCATCCAGCGATGCGTCCTACAATTGAAAATATGTTGGTAGCCCCTTTTATTAACTGACCACCAAAACTAAAAATAACGAGTAAAATGACTAATAAGATTATTGATTCCATGATTTTTTTATTTGTAACAAATATAGGAAACTTTTTTCACACCACCAAAACTTTTGAGCAAAAAAAAACCTCAGTCGACTAAAACTGAGGTTAAGGAAAGAATATATAGGTATAATACGCTGAGATTACACGTCTATGTGACCCATCTTTTGTGAGATTATCCTGATAATCGGTTCCTCACTTATCCACCACAGTTGCCCATGGTATCGAGTCAGTGTCGGTTATTTAAGTGAACCACTCTTCTCGTTAACAACTACTCAACTACTACTCTACTCTGTTAAGTCTTGCGAACTCACTAAGGGATGGCCGTCCCACCAGGTATTTCACAATTGACATTGAAAGACTTGCGGTCTGTTCAACGACTTCGTTAGTCTCACGACCCGAAGTGTTAGACACCTTTCGTTGTCAACGCCCGAAGACTTGTGCTTGTCATTTTAATTGTTCATAATTAAAATTAGCAACTGTGGAAAAAAAGACGATGTGCTTCGGGAGAAGGTCCGTTCCTTTTGAGAACAAAATGCTTCACACCATCCTGTAAGTCTGCAAACTTACGGTCATTTCAGGACTACGTTGAGTTAAGACTTTCGTCAATCCCCTCGGTAACCCGTTAGACTGGTACCCAGCCCTACAACTCATAGCAGTGAGTGTCGAACCGTCACCTGTACCTTTTCCTATTGATGTCACCATCTCAACTTCGATATTCCACGGACTCGAAGTGATTAAACCCTCTTAGCAGTTGCCCTCAAGGTTCTAACCGTAGGTACTTTGTTTAGTTGTCAAGTCTGTGACCTGCGAACGTTCACGGTGTACTAATCCCGTTTCAGTCCCTTTAGTCCCATTGCTGGGGTTATCTGACGACGCTAAACCGCCGATAGTTGTTATCTGTTTAATAGAAAGGGGTTAATCTTTTTAAGAATTTCATAAACTTATGAAAAACAGACAACCAACTATGAGTATTTCAAAGAACGTTTTCAGTGTTTCAACTGAATTGTTTGACAAATCTACAACAAAGTTTTCAATCCGTCAAGTACTTTCCAAAAAAAATTTCTGATTTTATCAGTAGGGTAAAATATAAATATACCGTTTTCCCTGAAAAGTTATACAAAGGTACAAAAAAATTTCTTTCTGTCAAGTACCTAAGTGAATTTTTTTTAAGTTAATGGATTCCCACCCGCATCAAAGTTTATCTTCAAAGCTTCTAACTTATCTTCAGCGGCAGCCAATTGGTCTACAAATTTATCCATCTCTTCTAAATGTTGGGGGTGTTCACCAATACCAACAGAACTGTTGAAGTAAATGTTTAGAGTTGCCATTGCTTCTGCTTTTTCGGCTTCATACTTTTTTACTAAAGCATTGTAAAGTAAATTTTTCATTTTAAAATTATATTAAGTAGTTTATTAAATTGTTTTGTCATCGGTTCAGGTAATTCATCTTTACCAAAATAACCACACTCCGTGTGTTCGTCACCATCAGGTGCGTTTTCTAAATCAGGATACATTTCTTCATCAACATCCATTAGATAACAATACATCATACCTTTAACTTTGGTACCATCTCTGTTGTATCTCTTAATCATGGCGGCATATTCAACATTTCCCACAACTGGAAGGTCAGTTTCCTCCATAAATTCTCTAATTGCCCCGTCTTTTGGTTCTTCACCATCCTCTACGCTACCCGCAGGACAAGACCAATGACCAGGGAGTGTTGAATCTGAGTTTCGTTTACATAACAAAACTTTGTTGTTACACCTAACGATTATACCTGCATATCTATTCATAATTAAGTTTGTAATATATTTATATGTTGTATGAAAGTAATAATAGACAACAATATTTTTAAAGTCAAACTTTGCACCACGCCAAAATCAATTCAAGAAGGTATGATGGGTAAAAACTTTGACGAGACCTTTAATGGTATGTTATTCTTCCTCCCACCAGGTGAACAATCTTTTTGGATGTATAACTGTATTGTACCTTTGGATATTATTATGATTAACGGTAATGAAATTACGGATATTCACCATAACTGTCAACCCTGTGAAAATATGGGTGAGTGTGATTCTTATAAAGGATTTGGTGATTCTGTATTAGAAATACCTGGTGGATATTGTGAAAATAACGACATAAAAAAAGGAGACACGGTCTCCTTTTCTATGTATTAAACTCTTGCGATTGGTTTGGGGTTTATATTACCCCTTTTTATAACTTTACTAACCAATCCTCCTGTACCCCAAGTTTCCAAATCCTTAGTACTTGCCAATTCTTCTGCAGTTATTCCATCATCATTTAACATTTGCATTAAATCTTTATAATATGGTAACTTCAAAGTCTTAACTGTTGCCATAATACCAGTACTCATATCAGGATAATTTTTAACCCCAACACTATTGTAATTACTAATACCTGACACCCTCATCATTTTTGTGGTATTAAATGGATTATAAGTTGCGGTACCACTTTCTGCTTGTCTCCAAGCTTTAAAGAATTTCATTTTTTCTTCTGTTGGTGTTACACCTAACTTATCAAATATCTCATCAAAAAAGTATTTCATAAACTGACCATCACTTAAACTTTCAACACCCTTAGAACGTAATTCTTCTTCATAATCTTCAAGTTCAATAACTTGGTCCAAATATTTTTCAATATCTTTTGATGTTAAGTTTTCATCTTTTAACAACTCATACATTTTTAATGCTGTTTCCTCATCAAAAATTCCTTTTTGTTGTTTTTTGTATTCAATCTCGTGGTCATCTTTGAATTTTCTAAGTTGACCTGCAGTTTCAGGACCAAACAAACCATCTACACCAAACCTTGGTAAATGATATCCTAATAATTCCAATCCAATCTGAAAAGTTTCTACTGTTTTTTGGAATTCATATCCACCCCTTTCTTGTTGTCCAATATTACCGTCAAATTCTTCAAGTGTCCTTAAAAATTCTGTTACGTTATCATCAACCAAATCCGCAGTTTTTGGGTCATCAATCTTTTCTTCTTCTTGTTCATTCAACCCTTTTGATTCGTTTATCTTTTCCTTAAGTTTTTTAACAAACTCATTTTGAATCATCTTTGCAAATTTAACATAAGGTGCATCTTCAGAATTTGGGTCATATCTATAAGGACCTTCAGGTGGTCTCTTACTTCTACCAAAATAATTAAGTGCTGAAATGTTTGTAATACATTTGTGACCACCAGAGTTCGCTTGAATCATTTCCCACGCTGGTACACCTAACTTATCCAATATTGTCCACTCCTCATCAGATAATTCCATATATGGTTTGTTCATAATTTCTTTTAACCTATCCATATATTGTTCACCACCTTCGATTGAACGAACTTTATCACCATAAAAGGCTTCCAAATCCGCATTGGTGAATCCAACTGACTCAGGACTAAATTGTTTACTACTTTCTGAAACCCACTTAATTGTAGATAACGGAATAATCTTATCTCTTAATTGTCCTTCCCATTTTGCTAGTACTTCTTGTGCAATCTCACCTAAGTTAACACCTTTGAGTTCTCTTTCTTTTTTGAATGGATTACATGATGCCTGAACCAATCCCATCGGCCAAGCGATAACTAAGAAATCCGCATCAGGATTATTTTTAAATGGTGTGTATCGGTCGTAAGAACCAGGTTTAAACATTGAACCTCCACCATATTGAATAATTATACCATCCTCAAATCTAACGTTTTCACTTTCTTTTTGTTTTCTAACATAACTTTGTTGGTTAATTGCCATTTCCTCAGGAAGAGCAAATCCTCTTTCCGCGGCAATTCTATTAATATTTTGAAATATGTTTAAAAGTGATGGAGTTGATTTCATTACCAACTCTTCCAAAAACCCTGGTTTGTTTTTGTAAGCCAAAAGTAATTTGTTGGTTGCAAGACCCAAAGCCATTTTATTCTTTTGTAGTGACTTATCCTTTTGAATCTTAAATACGAAGTTCATAATATCATCAGGTGTAAGACCGAATCTTGCAAAGTCTGCGGAGTCAACAGTTGAAATAAGTGTTACATCTTCAGATGGAAATATTTCTTTTGGTGACATGATTTGAGACAATGTTGCCACATTTGAACGAGATGGTCTAAACGATGTTGAGGTGTCGCCTTCAACACCTGTCTGACTGTCGTGGTGGTCTGTATGAACCACAAACATCGGCTTACCGTGAGCAAAGTCTACTAATACTGGCATTGTATCACCCTTCGCATCTTCTTTCTTAACCGCAAATTCTTTATCTCCATATTGAATGATTTCAGAATCAACTACTTTGATTCCGTTATCTTCCAAATAATTCTTCATAGCCAAAGCTGTTGTAACCCCATCCAAATCCTGATGGAAGTATATTTTGGCTTTTGGATATCTATCGGCCAATGCCTTGATATTTCTTAAACCTGATTCTTTAATTATTTTTTTCATCAACATATATTATTTTGACAAAATAGTTTTCGGGTTTCTACTCTTCTTTCATCGTGACCCCAATCACCATTTTCTATTTTATTCGCCGCACTTCTATAATTACCATTTTCAATATCACTAACAATTGAAGAATTTCTTAATCTTCTACAACCCATATTATATGCCATGTCAATCATTGCCATATACATACCTCTAGTTAACCTTCTACCATTTTTATCAGTGTCCTTCGCGTCTTCTTGCCATCTTTTTATACAGTCAGCAGCACTATTGATATCTATTGCAGATAATTTCATAGCCTCAGATTGACTCATTTTATTTAAATATTTTTCAATAATATCTGGATTTGTTGTACCATAACCAATAGTTAAAGTTCCTTTAGGTCTACCACTGTTTGGGTCATAAGGTTCTGTAGGAAAAACACCATCATCATAAACATAAGGTATAAATTTTTCCCATTTTCTAATATAATCAAAAATAGGCTGACCCGCACTTCTACCACCTTCATACCAATATACCATTTCTTCTGACTGCTCATTAATTTGGTATAGGTTTTTAATTCTTAAAACTTCTTCTTCTGATAATATTAAACGAGGCATAAAAACTTTTATTTATAAATATCCATAATAAGAAAAAACCCTCACTTTGGAGGGTTATAATTAATTAATGAGGTTGAACATGCAATTATGTTATCAAACCAAGTTCGTTCGGGACCTTTAAGTTCTTGTTTTTTAAACCAATGGTCATCACCTTTTTCATCAGTAATGATTATGATTTCTTTCTCAATAAATTTAATCTTTTGAATGTTCATCTAATACTATCTCCAATTGTTGTTGGTTTATTCTATACTCTTTGATTCTTTCCCTTGCAACCTCACAATAGTTTTCACTAATATCCAATCCAATCCATGGTCGACCCAACATCTCAGCCGCCAAACATGTAGTTCCTGAACCGTTGAATGGGTCCAATACCACATCTTCTTTATATGAAAGAATCTTAATGGCTCGATACGGAATATCCAATGAGAATGTAGCCTTAGTTTTTTGTTGAGTATCCGCAAAATAATTCCATTGTCCATAAACTAATGAAATGAAATCTTTCTTATCCTTCTCATCATATACCAACTTCTTTCTGAACTCACCTTCAATCTTCTCGTTTGGTACCATCTGATACTCACCTTCCCATTGAGGTGTCCCCTTTACATCTTTCTTGTGTTTCTTTTTGTAAGCCAAAATAACACACTCCTTTGGATTATAAATGTACGGAGCAGATGGACTCATCCAACTTCCCCACGCTGTGGTCTTACTTCGATGTGGTGAACTCTCTTCCAAATCCACAATACCAAAGAAACCAAAACCAATCTCTTTCATAACCATCCAAACCTCAGCAGAGAAATATATTCTTCCACCCTTTTCTTGTCGGTTAGTCTCATAAGGTATGTTTAGTGCGATACGACCATCGTCTTTTAATACTCTATATGCTTCCCTTAACCACTCACGAGTAAAACTCATATACTCGGCAATATGTTTGTCGTCATCCCAACTGTCATAATCAATTCCAACACCATAAGGTGGTGAGGTAACAATTAAGTCGATGGACTTCTCGTCCATATCTGACATCAACTTAATACAGTTACCACTATAAATCTCATTTCTCTCCATTCTGTTCTATTACTTTAATACGTCTGTCCAAGTAGAATAACGCTTTTTTTAGGTCTTGTAAAGGTGGGTTATCATCTTTCTTACCACTTCTCACAATGTATTTCAACACATTGAATAGATATGCGTCTTTATCAAGTCCCCATACTTCTGCAACATTTATTACCTCATAGGTATTATCATTACCAAATTGGTAATGTTTAGGATGATTTACTTTTTCTGTGTTATTTTTCATATTACTAATTCTGGTTTATATTTTTTCAAAAAAGAATAACAAAAATCGACCATATCATCAACTCTCTTACCGACTGGTTGTGATTTATTCCATAATTCTAAATTTTCAATCCTGTTATCATCTCTTACACCATTTTTATGGTGTATCTGTTCATCATCATTTAGTAATCGACCTAATTCTTGCTCCATCACTAATCTATGCTCTCTAACATAACCATTTGGGTTTGAATTTGGGTGTTCGGGATTATATACCATAACATAACCATTATTTTTAATTTTACCTCCCTTCCAAAAATGGCTGTTTTCACCTTTTCTTACACATCCACAAGAATTTTGTTTGTTTCTTGTTAGTACTCCAGTCGCAACTGTCACATTATTTCCACATTCACACTCACATAACCATTTATTACTATGTCCCGTTACCTCATCTTTTACTCTTTTGATGACGGTTAACTTACCAACTTTTAAACCTGTTATGTCTTTTCTTTTTAAATTTGAAACTACATCTTTTACATAACATCCACACGATTTTGATTTACCACTTCTTAATCCATAAGAAGAGACGTATCTAACGGTCCCACATTCACACTCACATTCATAATGAGTAGTTTTTTTTACCCCCTTAACTAAGGGTATATCATTTACAATTGTCCATCTA